AATGTTATATTTGACTTTATGCCTCTGGACAGGAGGTGGTTATGCTATGAGATGGGTGATAATGGACTGTTATGGATTGGGTATCAGACATTTCGCTCTGGAGCGGCTATAGAGAGCGAGTATAAGGTGAAGGCAGAGAAAGAAAATGATAATTTGGTTATAGATTATTGGGAATGGGGGAAAGACGGTCTAGTTTCCAATATTGTCCTTCATAATAATGACTTTTTAGGAAAACCTGAGACTTACAATTTACCATCAATGCCCATTTTAATAGCACCAGTGCCTACTAGACCTCTTATTGCATCTACTTCCACTAAAAAGGCTGAGGTAAAGGGTTATGGTGAGAGTATTTTCGCTCCTATAAGGGGAATAAATGAGGTTCGGAACAAATTTGGCTCAATTATGGCTACTCACGCTAATCTAATGGCTAAACAGCCCTTGCTTCATTACTATGAGCCTGGTATAGACCCGATTACCAAGACGACCCAGTATGCTGGCGCAGTGCTTAATATGGCAATGGGCCAGCAGAGAATAGAAGAGATGCCGATGAAGGAGATTTCGGTAACGACAGTTCAAATCCAAAATTGGCTTGATGCCCAGATGGAGAGAGGGATATTACCCAACATCCCAGTTGGTCAGCCACCTCCATCAGGGACACTTTACAATTTAGTTCAGGAGGCTGGGAACAAGATATTCAATCCACAACTCAAGAATCTGAGCTCTTTCTATGCTGATATATGCCGTTTAGTTGAGGAGCAACTTATATCGGGTAAATTGAAGGTTAAGGTTCAACAGGAGGCAGAACGCAAGTATTATGAAACGCAGGTTACTCCTGTTGACTTAAAGAAACCACACACTATCAAAGTAGAATTTACGGCAAGGACGCCATGGTCACAACTTGATGTTGCTCAAGTGGCTCAAATGCTTAAACAGTTAGGTCTGCCTGATGAATGGGTTTGGGAGTATATCTTGAAGATACAAGACCCGAAGGGGGTAAAAGACCTTGCATTGATAGAGATGGCAGAACATAGTCCCGAACTAGCCCCCAAGAAGTCTATCGAGGCTATGATGAAGTATGGACGGGTAGATGATGCTTTATTTTTGGTTAATGCTCAGGATAAATTGGAAGCGGAGAGAGAGATGGCAATGCAGGGAGGGACGCCCCCTGAAGAAATGCCTGAAGAAGCGATGATGCCTCCTGGAGGGGGAATATGAGCAACGGTCAAGGTGAGGGGCAATGGGAAGCAAGGAGAGATGAAACCTGGGCTTTTGCATGGCAATATGGGGAGGGTTTTATTAAATCAGCAGGTGTTGCCCCACGCAAATCAAGGCTTCAATTAACTGAAGAAGATGTTGCTCGTTTAGCTTATGCTGTGCAAAGAAGACAAGAAGGAGAAAGGTCACAAAAGGCTAGGGTTGATTATCCCTTTTTGAGGGAAAGATTTTTAGAGCAATGGAATGTCCCAGAATCAGAAAGAAAAGGTTGGCGGTATTACCCTGTTGAGCCTGCGGGGGAAGGTGCTTTTTATGAACCTACTGAGAAAAGAGTTACATTAGGTTCGGCTGGGGCAAAAGGGTGGGCTAGCGGAGGTGGTGGCGAAGATGTATTAGCTCACGAACTAGCTCACGCTACATATTTTGAGCAGATGCCTGAATCTATGCGTGGAGCTTATCCCCTAGCCCATCAGATTGCCCAAAAGGTAAGTCCTGAATATCGTGAAGCTGCGGAATCATATGGTCCTTCCCCAGCATACCCTGGAGTAGAAGTCCCTGGTAAATTGCCGATAGAAGGTTACGCTCAAACTTATGAGCATTTAGGTAAGCAACCAGAGAAAATGCCCTGGTATATGGAACCGTTTTATGGCAATTTAATGTATGAAGTGCCTGACTTACCAAGAGATTGGGAGAAAAATTGGGCGGTTCATTTAGGATATTGGCTGAAAAATAGATTAGAAAAGGCAAATCCGAAGGTGCAATCTAATTGGGCTGACTTCTTTAAGAGGACAATGGGAAGATGAGAGATATCGGCCCCTACAAATGGCAAAGGTTAAGACACAGATTAGGCGAATTTCCAAGAGCACCTCAACCTGGGTTTCAACCAAACCAGAAAACTAGGATAGAAGGAAATACGACTAGAGAATATTGGAGCAATGTCTATAAGCAGTATTTGGATAGGAGAAAGTAAATGCCTAATGGTAATGCAGAAGCAATCAGACTAATAATGAGGCAATATGGTGTGGATTTTGGGACTGCCAAGAGGATACTTGAAGGAGAAATCACCCCCGAAGAAGCCGCCGCCGAAGAAGCCGCCGAAGAGCTACCTGAAGGTGTCAAAAAATACGAACAGGACGTGTTTGACTACCTTAAACAGTTTATTCCTAAATATATAACCCCTGAGCAGGCTAAAGCAAGAGCAGCAGAGGCTTATGAGAAGGTAGAAACTGAAGGTTACCACAGAAATTTACCTTATTTCAGGGAGATGCAAGAGGCACTCCTTCTTAAGCAGGATATAGAAAAACAGGCGGAAGCATTTGAGGAAGCCAAGATAGAGAAATCAGCCCGTTTCTTTGGTGTCCGTCCAGGCCAAACCCCACAAGAAGAAGCTCAGTCGGTAGAAGCGTATAAAAAAACCCTTGAGGCGTATAAGGGGAAACCTGGCCTTGACACGGCTATTGAGAGAAGAGAGGAAGGACAGAGAAAGGCAAGAAAAGCCCATTTATTGCGTTTGGAGTGGCTTTACAACAAACCCGAACCCTACTATGGGACTGCCCTTGAGGAAGAACGGACTGGATTAGAAGGCCCGCAACCCTATAAGCGATGGTTTGAAAGTAAATACTCTTCTTTGGTAAGTCGCTTTGCTGCACCAAGACAAGAGATGTTTGAGCGGGAATACTGGCCTGCGTGGACTACACCCAAAGAGGCGGGGAAAGAGATTGAAAAGAGTTGGGCTGGGTATCTAAAGAAAGAAGTGCCCAAAGTTAAAGAGGAATTCTATATGCAGTCGCCTTATGAAAGAGAGGAGAGAGTTCCATATTATCAACCACGCATACGGACTGTCAAGTTTTGACCTATTCTATGGAGTGAAATTCTAAAATGCCAAATGGTGATGAGTTTACTCGTGAGTCAATAGAGGAATATCGGCGGAAGAAAAAACCTACTGCGGTTGCTGTTGCCGAACCTAAACCTGCCCGCCCAGAAATCCCTGAAGTTTCTGAAGAACCCTCTATCTGGCAAAAGGTGTTATATTATGCCTCTGGTGCTTTAGAGAAGCTCTTTACCCCTGCTACGGTAAGTGGTGTAACTTATAGGGAGATGGAGAAGCAGTTGAAGGCTGTGCCTCCTCAAAAACCCCTGGAATCAGCTCGGGCTTATAAAGAACGGCTCGCTACTCTTGGCATGGAAAAACCTGAGAGGAAGTTTATAGCGCCTTGGCAAGAGGGATGGCTTGAGGCACAAGGGCTAGAGAAAGAGCAAATTGCTACATATAAGGAAACTCTACCAGGAGGTAAACTTTATGAGGAATATGAAGAGTTACCATGGACGCAGCAATTAAAATATGAACTACCTTTTTGGGGAGCTTTAACATTATTGCCTGGAGCTACGGCAGCTAGGGCAACGTTAGCTCCTGCTGCTGCTAGGCCTGGGGTGGCTGCTATTGCCCCCAAGATAGCTAGGGTAGCATTAGCCCCAGTCGAATATGCCATTGAACGCCCACTTGCTATTGCACTTAAATATGGTATTGGTTTCCCCTTAAAATATGGAGTAGCTAAACCTGCGGCGGCTGGTGTTAGGAAGGCTTTTGAAACTGCCCTTGATACTGGATTGGATAAATGGTTATTGAGACAAGGTTTGAGAGGAGACCAAGCCAATTCTGTTGTTAGGTTTTTTCTTGAGAAGAACAAAAGATGGCTCTATCAGAAGGCAGAAGCAAATTGGCTCAAGCGGTTGGCTGAAAAGAAAGGGACTAAATATGCTGCTACTAAGGCTACTGAAGATACAATTATAGAAGCTGAACCTCTATTACTACAAGCTGCTAAAGATAGTGGGGTTAAAGCACCTCCTCCTACTGCTAAATTACCTGCTGAAATAAAACCTCCAGTTAGACCTGTTACCCCAAAGGTTACAAAACTACCAGAAGCATTTATTAAAGCTACTGAAGATGATATTTTGCGTATGGAGAGTCAGTTAGCACGCCAGCGATTAGTTGTAGAAAAAGCACGAAACGCATTTGAGCAAGTTGTACCCCCTGAAGCAAAGTTGAAAGTGCCAAGAACTGGCAAAGAAGAACTTGAAACCTTAGTGGATATAGATAAAGTCACCCCCCAGATGGTGGAAGCAGTACAAACTCTTAGGGATGAACTTAGAATTTGGGTAGAGTTGAATGATGGCATTGTGGGTCTAAAGAAGTTTCTTGCTGAAGCAAAAGCCTATAAAGCTCCAGCAATCCCCAAAGCACCTGTTACCCCAAAGGTTACAGGTCAAAGGATATTCACATCTCCTTCCCAGAAAGCCGCAACTGATAGTAAAACTATATTTATAAATAAGGAGGCAAAGTTCCAAACAGAAGCAGATATAGATAAGTTTTTTGCGGATTATAAGGGCATTATTGTAGCAAAAGACTTAGAAAGGGCAAGGAGGATAATATCAAACACTAGGGAAGGTGTGATTGCTCACGAACAAGGGCATGTTTTCTCTGCTTCTTCAGAACTACGACAAACACCCTTTATGGTGCATCTATCACAGGAAATAAGAAAGATTTGGGTGGCTGAGGAGACTGCTATAAGGGCTGGAAAGAAAATAGGTAGACCACCATTGTTATCTTTTAATTTAAGAAAGGGTGGGAATTTAAGTGTTGCGTCTGAGGAAATACCGCAACAATTTGCTCTTTACAAACTTAATCCTGAATTACAGAAGAAATATTTTCCTGAAATATATAAATTGTTTAATGACAACAAGGCATTGGTTGGTAAGTATGATTTGCCAGTTAAGGAAATTATAGCAATCCCCAAAGCCGAAGTTGGTATGCCTGAAGTTGTTAAACCTCCGACTCCATTGGAAAGACCAGTAGAAGTAGAGACACCATTTCCTCCCGAACCTCCAATCCCACCTGGAGCGGAGCTACCACCTGCTACTCCACCATCAGGAAGACCTCGTACTCTGCTTGACTTGAACAGAGAAGCCAAAGGTATGAGAGCAATGACATCTGAGCAAAGAGCGGAGGCAATGGATATAGCCAGACCGATTGAGGAAGATGAGATTTTATGGAAGATGCGACCATTCAAGGAACACGCTAAAAACTTACTGGGCCCAGACACGCCGATAAAAAAAGCTCTTCGGACTACTCCTGGGTGGAAGCAAGTAGCAAGAGTTTGGTCTCCTGCTCAAGTAGAGAGAGATAATCCAATAGCAATGATAGGTGTTCGCAAGGCTATATTTGAGGAAATAGAAGTTGGACGCTCCAGAACAGCTACATTGGCTTGGTATAACGATATGGAACATCTGTTTGGATTTAAGAAGATTAGGGGCGAATGGAGAGCAACAAAGGTTAAGCCATCTCCTAAAGCTAACCCTCAAAAGAAACTCTACAAGACTATTTTTGATTTAGTAGAGAATCCCGACCATTATGTCTTGACCCCAGCACAGGAAAAGACACTTCGCATAGGTCAAAATATGATGACACGAAACTTGCGTGATAATCAGCGAGTAGGAGTGGATGTTGTTGAGTTAGAAGGTGAATACTGGCGTAGAATGGTTATTAAGGGACCAAAAACAACATCTATTGGACAACAGATAGACGGATTTTTTAAGGCGAGAAGGGCAGGAGCACAAAAAGGATTTACTCGCCAACGAGCATTCCCGTTAGCCGATGATTTAATAAAGGCTGGGTTTAATATAGAAACTCATCCTTTAACAACAATTCAAAATAGGCTTGAATCTGGCATCCGCACCTTCTCAAATATGTCAACACGACAAGAGATTGCTAAATTACCTGGAGTGGAGAAACCACTTGAGCGTTTTGAGGGTAAGTTCCCTGAAACTATAGAAGGGCAAAAGGCTGCCAGAAAAGCTAGGGATGAAACTAAGAGGGTTTATCTTAAAGATAAAACTGCTGAGAATTATAACTTATTAAAGCAAGCCGAGGCTGATTATATTACTGCCATGAGAGAAGTCTTTATAAAGAAAATAGAAGTGGGACAGCCTGGGTATTATGAATTAAGATTACCAAATGGCCGAATAGCTCCGCAGGAATTAGTTGAAGAGGTTAATAAGTTTATTGATTTACCAGAGATTAGAACTGGCGGAGGTAACATTGCTAATAACATGGTGGAGGTTACCCGTTTAGTAAGAACTACATTAACAAATGTTGACCTTGCTGCTGGGTTTATTCAGGGGCAGGTATTATTTTACAGGAACAATCCTGCTTGGTGGGTAGCGCAATCCAAAGCGATTGTTGCTTTGTTTAATGACCCTTACGCCTATGTTTCTAAAAACTTCGACTTGATGGATGAGGGAATGAGGATGGGGGCAATTTCTATTCCAACAGAGTTTCTGTTTTCAAGAGCAGGAATAGCTAGTATTCCTACTAGAATACCAGGGATAGGCATTGTGATGAGGTCGTGTAATAGAGCTTTTGAATGGTTCATTGTAGCTGGGCAGACAGAACTTTACAAAGCAACAAGGAAAGGTGTTTTAGGTAAAGCAATGGGTTCTAAAGCAGGGGCAGAACTATCCGAAAAAGCCACCGAAGATTTAGTCAGTTTAGGTTCAGCTATCAGAAAAGAACTGGGAACAGAGTCTTATGCTATTTTAGGTGTTAGACCAACTCAGACAATGTTTGAACAGCTATCTCTTTTTGCCGCCCGCTTTCTTAGGGCTAATGTAGGAATACTGGCGCAAGCAACTTCTGGTGCAGCCAAAACGATGACCTTCCAAACCCCCAGTGTTGGGGAGAGGGAAGCAATGAAAGGAATGGCATCTCTTATTGCTGGTGGAATAGCTTTGTTGGTAGCGATAACTTGGGCAAAAGATAGAAAGTTGCCTAATATGACCGACCCCTTTGCTCCTGACTGGATGATGTTCTCAATAGGAAGAACTTACTTCAGTACTTTTGGCCCCTTTTATCCTTACTTCCGCACCATTGCTAGAATGAGTGTCTATACTGCACAGGGGAAACCTGATAAGGCTGCTGATGAATTAGCACGATTCTTTAGGGGTAAAGCAGGAATACCATTTCGGGCTATTGATATTGCGGGGCAATTTGCTTTCGCGGGCAAAGCCCAAACCTTTGATGGTGAAGTTCTCGAAAAAACGCCAGGAGATATAGCAAAGGGTGTCTTTGGTGAAATGATGGTTCCTATTTCAATTCAGGAAGCACTCCAGTCTATCCCAGAAGGAAGGTATGAGTCGGCAATAGCGGAGATATTTGGTCTAGTGGGAAGGGGTAGTCCCTATGCTCAAATGGATATTGAATTCCAAAAAGCGAAGGATATTAACTCTGAAGGGTTAAGCTACCGATATGCTGAAGCATGGCAAGAGAAGGAAATGGAAAAGCGTTTCCCTGATATTGCTAAGATGATGGTCGGCAGAGGGCGAGGAGTTTATGGTGAGGCTGCTAGATTATGGGAGGATATTGACAAACTATATTACGCACAGGAAATAGCCCTAGCGGAGGAATTCTTAACTAACGAGAGAGCAGGTTCACACACTAGAGACACCCTTGAAGAGTTTAGGGACAGATATAGAGAAATACAAGGGGCAAGAGCAAACGAAAAAGCTGGAGTAAACAAAGCCTACGACCTGTTCCAAGAGGATAAGCCATTACCCACAGACTCTAATGAGAGAGCGTTAGCTGAACATTTTAGGATATATGATAAGGCAATGAAAGCCACTGGCGCTATTGATTGGGATATAGTGGATGCTCTAAATGCTTATTATGATAAACAATGGACGCCAGAGCAGAAAAGATATGTTGAACGAAATACTGGTTTGGCAGACCACCCTCCACTTATTGAGGAATACCGCCAAGTAATAAAGAAACTAAAACCTTATTGGGAAACTGACCTTGATAAGCGTATGGCATTTCGGAAAGCAAATCCAGAAATAGATGCGGTACTTGTTAGATGGTATGGGTATAAATCCCAAACAGGGAAAGCTCCCTTACAGTGGAAGCCTTCTCCTGGAGCTTCAAAACTCCTTGAAGGTTTTTAGAAACTAATTATAGCCTTAAATCTTTGGGGTTTTAGGGTGTGATATAATATATAGAGGAGGAGTACATTAACATGGTAGAAGACTTAGAGGGGGCAACACCCCAAGTTGAGGTGGAAAACCCAACTCCAGATGAGGGGGTTAAACCAACTCCACCAGTGGTAGAACCAACTATAAGAACTTACACACAGAAGGAATTAGATGAAGCGGTAGGAAAGGGGCTTAGTTCAGTACAAAGTCAACTTTCCCTTTCAAAAGCTGAGGCTCGGAAGGTGCAGGCAGAAGCTGAGAAACACGAGGCAACTGTCAAAGTAATGGAGACTGAACTTAAATCTCTTCGTGAAGAGTATGACAGGTCTGTCGAACAGCAGTTTGCCGATGACCCAGAAGCTCGTAAGGCATTTCTTGACCGAAGGGCTATTGCTGATAGCCAAAGAAAACTTGCATGGGAAAAGACTGAGTTAGAGCATAAACTCTATGATGTTGAACTAAGGGATTGGCGATATGAAATGGACAAGAGAGCAAACGAATTAGTCGCTGAAACAGGTATTGACATCAATGAATTTGCTGGGTCTAAGACAAAGGAAGAGATGGAAGTAAAGGCTTTAAGGTTTCAAATAGGCAAGAAGCCAGCTGAGACGCAGAAAGTTGATTCCTTAATATCCTCTGGGACTGGGGTTGACTTGAGTGGTATGACACCAAGACAACTAATCCAGCGTGGTATTGACAAAGGTAAAAAATAATAATGGAGGTATAGGATTTTGGCAAATACATTGGTACAATTTGAGAAGCTATCTACCAGTTCGCTCAAGAAGGGGATTATGCAGACTATTATCTATAATTCTCCCCTTTTGCCGAACTTGCCGTTCATTACCATCAATGGCAACTCATACCTGTATAATCTTGAAACAACTGAGGCGGCTGCTGATTGGTATACGGTGGGTGATACTTGGGTGGAAGGCGCTCCTGTTTGGGATCAACGCTCTGTGGCGTTAAAGGTTCTGGGTGGGGATGCTGATGTTGATAGTTTTATACAACAGACACGGAAAGACCAGGATGTTGAGGCAGGTATAATTGAGTTGAAGTCTAAGGCAATTGCCTATAAGTTTGATGTAGACTCAATTCTGGGTCAGACAACCTCAACGAAAGACACTAAGGCAATGACAGGGTTAATGCTGCTTCTGGCTCATTGCGAGACAAATACGGCTACTTTGACAACTGACTGGGATGGACCTAACAATAGTCAAATCATTCTTGGTTCATCTGCTGCATCTACTGCACCAGTGACATTGACTCTGGCCAAACTTGATGAGCTGATTGATGCAGTTAAGGTTATGCCAGTTGATTGTCTGCTTATGAGCAAGGCAATGAGACGCAAGGTTAATGCTTTGGCTTATGCTTCTGGTTCTGCCCTCGTAACGCAACCCCGTGATGAGTTTGGTCGCTTTATTCAGATGTATAACGGTATTCCTATCATCGTGAGTGACCGAGTTCCCGACAACATCATAAATGGCACGACCAGCACTAGAGCTATAGCCATAAGCAGCTATGTTCAGGCTACAGCCAGGACGACTGGCACTACGGGTGGGGTTATATTTGCAATCCACTTTGGTGAGGACGGTTTGTGTGGTGTCCAGAACGCTGGTATTCAGGTTGAATCAATAGGCAAGCTGGAGACTAAGGACGCTATGAGAACCCGAATCAAGTGGTATTGCAACTTGGCTCTGTTCAACACGAAGGCAATAGCTGGTCTGGCTAGTATAAAGTACGACTAAGGGTTTTGGGGTAGAACCTTAAATCGCCCCGTGAAAATCTAATAAGGAGAGAAATATGGCTTATTCGGTTGTAATTGAGAATGCCGAAAGGCGGGCTAGTTTGACACTGGCTGGCTCGGTCAGGCGAGGAGACCTACTTGCTTATAGCTCAGGGTGGGTGCAAGCAGATTGTAACCTTGCAGCGGGGCCTCTCTATGCTCAGTACGTTGCTTTGAATGCTGGCAGGAGTGGCGATTCCATTAAGGGTTGTAAGAGTTGTGTCATCTATGATGAGGATGGCCTTCATACTGCTGATAGCCCTCTCTATTGTTCTGGCACTGTTGGGGAGGTTACTACAACTAGACCTAGCACTGCTGGTGACTGTGTGCAGGTAGTTGGACGCTCTATTGATGCTAAGAGGTCTAAGATAGACCTTGAAGCTCCGAAGGAGATTGAGGTTCAGGCTCAATTCGTAACCCAAGGTGGGGCAGAGGCAAAGACTGCCCTTGATGGTGGGTTATTTTATGGCGACCAGCTCAATGCAGGCACTGAGGCTTCGTATTACCTGCTAAGGATTCCCGAGAATGCGATTGGTATCACAGCAGCTAAGATGCTATGTGCGGTTGAGTCGGACATCAACTTTGACTACACCATAAGTGTCAGAGAGGCTTTGCACGATGACCAGTGGGATGCGAATACTGCTGATAGCGCCACTGCAAACACTGTAAATGCAACGCCAGACGACCTTTATCATCTTGATGTTAGTGGTGCTTTTACTTGGGCAACTATTGGTGAAGCAGGTGGTTATCTGGGGGTTCAGTTCCTACGAGACACTGCGGGTGTTGATGCGATGCTGGCAATCGGCTTATTCGTTACATTCCTGTGCGTGTAAGTAAAAGGCTAAGGGGGCAGCCTAAATAGCCCCCAATTAAATAAGGAGGAATCAAAATGGCTTTTGCAGAAACTAGAGGTTCTGGACGCAGATTGCTGCAGGGAGTAGCACCAGTTGAGGTTACACTGGCTGAGACTGTTTATGTTGGCGACCCGCTGGGTATTACTAGTGGGACTTGGGTTTTATCGGCTCACACTTCAGCCGAAGAGCCGATATTGATAGCTGGGGTAGGTGGAGCGTCAGGTGATATAATCACAGCTTATCCTATGGCTATAGTGGAGGTTATAACCACAGCAACTAATAAAGCTACTGTTGGTGAAAAGGTAGCTCTCAGCGATGTTGGAGCATATAAAGCTGCAGCCGCAACCCATCCTGATGTTGGTTTTGTGGCTAGTATAGGCAGTGATAGTCTAACGGCAATTCTGTTCCTGTGCCCAATGGCTGCTCAATTGACTGTTGTCCGAGCATAAGACTAGAAGGGATAAGGGGGAGACTAAAAATCTCCCCCCAGTCTTAATATGAAGGAACTAATTCTACTTGGCAGGGGACCTACTTCAAGTGAATGTCCCTACGATGCTGAAGTATGGTGTGCTTCTACTGCGCTTTTGATGCCTGAAGCACGGTTTGATTGTATATCTAAAGCCTTTGCCTTTGATGGTTTGGATTTAGAAGAAGTTAAGCGGTCGGTAGAGATAGCTAAAGAACATTCTATCCCAGTGGTAAGCATTGAATCTTATGCTACAGAACCATACCCATTAAACGAAATCCAGGCCGAATTTCATTCCAATGTTTATCTAAAAACTACTGCCTCTTATATGCTGGCGATGGCAATCCTTCAAGGATATGAGAAGCTCAGATTGTTTGGTATTGACCAAGGACCTGAGTGGAAATACATATCTACCAAATACTATGTTACATTCTGGCTTGGTGTGGCTGTAGGCAGAAATATTGAATATGAGTTGTCAGGCAGATGCCTTCTTTTAGAACCCTTTATGGAGGAGGTTAAGCAACACTTTGAGGGTAAGGCTTGGGAACTTGTTAGAGGAATAATCGCTAAACAATTATGAAAGAGATAATTCTACTGGGCGGTGGTGAATCTCGAAGGGAATGTCCTTATGACACAGAAGTATGGGCTGTATTATCTGTCCTATCGTTACCTGATATAATACCAGCCAACATAAATAAAGTCTTTGGTTTTGACACATATCCTGAAGTTAAAAGGCACTTAAAGGTAGCCAAAGAATATAATATCCCAGTGGTAAGTAGAAGAAGTTATGCTGACGAAACCTACCCCCTTGATGAAATAACCAAGAAATTTGGAAGCAATTATCTGCGTTCAAGTTTATCCTATATGGTTGCTATGGCAATCTATCAGGGATATGAGAAGCTAAAGTTATATGGGACAGACCAAGGGCCAGAGTGGAAGTATATTGCTAACAGACCCTATGTTACATTCTGGCTTGGTGTGGCTTTGGGTCGAGAGATTAAATTTGAGATAACCGAAAATAGCTTACTTATGGACCCGCTGATTTCCGAGATAATGGAGCAGATGGGATTAGAGAAGGAACGAGCTTATAATTGGCTTAAACAGAATAAGCAGCACTTAACTAAACTAGGGAGTATGACTCAATGGGTAACCCCTTCGTTATCGCTGAAATAGGCGTTAACATTTGTAATTAAAACCGAACTATGCTATAATATCTATAAGGAGGATATTATGGCAAGATATGATATTGTTGGGCAAAAAGAATGCGAGTGTGGATGCGGGGGTATAATCCAACTCAAAGGTTGGCACTTTGAAAAGTATGGAGTGATACCACGCTTCATACTGGGACATAACCCAATAACCCGTTTTAAGAACGGGAACAAGGCAAATTGGAAGGGTGGTGAAATTAAATGCAACGGTTACATTTTGGTGTATCAACCAAATCATCCCCAAGCAAACGCAATGGGTAAAGGTTATGTTAGGCGAGTTAGGTTAAAAATGGAGGAGCAGTTGGGTCGGTATTTAGAGGATAGGGAATTAGTCCATCATATAAATGGTATCAAGGATGATGACAGGTTGGAGAATTTAGTGATACTTACCCGTTCTAAACACTCAAGTATTCATTCTAAAGAAACTACTAAGGGACGGGAACGCAATTCCATAGGGCAATTTATTAAGGTGGACGATGCCAATGAAATCTCAGCATAATAATCCATTTATTATCGGAGAAATTGGAATCAACGCAAATGCCGATATTGATATAGCAAAGAAGCTGATAGATATGGCTATAAGGTGTGGTGCTGATGCTGTCAAATTCCAGAAGAGGACAGTGGACAAATGTTATACAAAGGAATTCCTTGATTCACCTAAAGAAAGTCCCTGGGGGACTACATATAGAGATGAAAAGATGGGGCGGGAGTTCGGTGAGGCGGAATACAATGAGATTGACAGATACTGCAAGGGGAAGATAGATTGGTTTGCTTCAGCGTGGGATATTGAGTCCTTGCATTTTTTGCGGAAATATGATTTGAAATATAATAAGATAGCCTCCAAGATGCTGGCTGATAGGGAGTTTGTAAAGGAAGTAGCTAGTGAGGGTAAGTATACTTTTGTCAGCACGGGGCTAGATGACATTGAATTGGTAGATTGGGCAAGGGATTTATTTTACCGCAGTAATTGTCCCATTACGCTTCTACACTGCGTTATGAAGTATCCTTGTCCTCTTAACGAATGTAGGTTAAGTGAAATAACTAAACTGAAGGAAAGATACACCTGCCCTATTGGGTATAGCTCACACTTCCCTGGCATCTTGGATAAAGCAGTTGCTGTTGCATTGGGGGCTGGGACAATTGAGGCTCATATCACCCTAGACCGTTCAAGCTATGGCACTGACCAGCCTGCCTCATTGGAAGAGAGGGGATTATATTTAGTGGTAAGGGACTGTCGGGCAGTAGGAGAGATGCTATGACGATTATGAAAGAGGCTGAGACCCTTTGGAGGAAAGATAGCGGAGATTGGTCTCATTGGCGGGGCGTTGGGCGTTGGAGTAATGACTTGGCGTGGCTAACAATAGGTAAGCTTCATTACGCAATGATATATTTGATGCTTTCGCAATACTCTCCCTGGCAAGACTATTCTAAATTAAGTGTGCTTGAATTCGGTTGTGGTGGAGGAGCAAATGCTGTGGAATTGTGTCAGCATTTTGGTTGCGTATACGGGATGGATATTTCAGAGGCAACCCTAGCCGAATGTGTAAGGCAAGTAAATTTAATAGACGCTCATAATTTTGTCCCTATGCTGATGCTAATTGACCGCCCTGGAGCCTACTTCAGGAAGATGTCCGAGCAAGTGCAAATCTTTCTGTCAACCGCCGTTTATTATCACTTCCCCAGTAAGGAATATGGCATAAGAGTAACTGAATTCGCTTCTCAGATACTGACTCATCCTGGCTTTGCCATAATACAAATCCGTTATGACGATGGCGACCCGATGTTCAAGCCGAAGGACAAGGACTATGCTGAGAATGCGCGTCTCTTTATGTCCTATTCCTCAAATGAATTTGCAACCATCTGCCAAGATTGTGGTTTTGAAATCCTCCAGACCAGTAAGACAAAGATGCATAGTGAATACTTTCTATTACGCAAAAAATAAAATAAGGAATTGTAAGAATGTCGGTCTTATGCTTTGATTTGGATGGGACAATATGCACTCAACGGCATCTGGATTACCAGAAGGCTAAACCTATTCCCGAAGTAATTGCCAAGATAAACCAACTACACCAAAAAGGGCATGAGATAATTATTTATACTGCCCGTGGTTCAGAGACGAAATTTAATTGGGGGGATGTTACACGGAAACAACTGAGGAACTGGGGTGTCCATTACGATAGGCTTTTGTTTGGCAAGCCAAACGCCGATTATTATGTAGATGACCGAGGAGTAAGTCTTGACTCTCTATCATAGAGTTACAGGTAAAAATAGCAAGGAGCGGTTTTATTTCTGCGATGATGATGGGTTGGGTGTAAGCCGCTCGCCTACATCTCAAATAGTAGCCCATCTGCATAGATATGGAGTGGTCATACACTTTTGTGGCAAGACTGGGGGTGTTTGGCTGGATGCTGGCTGCGGGTCTGGGTACGGAACTGAAATAATAAGCTGGGTGGCTGACTC